ATATGTCTACGGATGTGTTAAGTTTTTCCGGATCATATCCAGCAGCAGCTTAACTACGGATAACACATGGCCACCTCTGGAACTTACACCTTTAACGATACCGTTCTCAGCATCATCTCTGGTGCTCTACGGAAGGTTGGTCGCCTTGGCGATCATGAAACCCTGTCCTCATCGGACAGTCGCTACACCAAAGCGAAGGCTGCTCTTGATCCCCTGATCAAGTCCTACCACGCTCTGGGTATGCCTTTATGGGCTATTACCCAGCAGGAGATTGCGTTCACCAACCTGACTACTGCGGCTGGCTATTCGATCACGTCTCCTTCTCCGATCCGTATTCTCCAAGGCTATCGTCGGGACAATACCACGTCGGATACCCAAGACTCTCCGATGGAACTCTACACCCTAGACCGGTGGCTAGAGATTCCGAACAAGGAAGAGACAGGTACTCCGCTAGCGTTCAACTTCCAACCTCTTGGTTCGGCTGCGACGCAACTGGGTGTCATTCGAGTGTGGCCTCTGCCTGATTCGACATGGCAGACCAATGGCTCGATCCTGATCCGCTCACAGCGTCCCTTCCAAGATGCTGGAGCTTCCACAGACAATCTGGACTTCCCGACAGCGTGGAATCGCTGTTTGATCTACTCACTGGCATATGATATCGCTCCGGAGTATGGTCTGGATATCTCTCAGCGGAATGCTCTGAAGAGTGACCGCAATGACCTACTGGCTTTGGCTCTGAGTGGAGATACTGAAGAGGGATCTCTGTTTATTCGTCCAAGGAAGCGATAGATGGCCTTCACTAAGGCTCCTGTGAATGACGCCCACAACACGGTCCGGGTTCCGGTATCGGGGGAGGCGTTCGTCGTATCCAACCATCTGCTGGATGAGGAAGCCACCACGGCGAACTATCACGACTGCTTCCCCACTCGGGAGAGACAGTTCAACGATAACCCTCGGGTGACAGTTCAAAAGCGGGAAGCGTGGTTGAAAGCAGCAGCTGCGTCTGGCACTGTGACGTCTCTGGGAGTGATGGGTAAAATGCTAGTGATGGCTCCGGATGCGGCCTATCCGAACGTGTTCTTCGCTAAGCAGAGTAATTACTACATGTTCAATCACACGACGTTCACAGTCAGTTCTGTGACAAGTTCTACTGCTGCCGCACAAGCGCAGTATGCTGCAGGCACGGTGGCTGTAGATAGTACGAATGTGAAACGCATCTGCTTCTTAGATGGGAACGATGAACTCAAGACCTTCCTACAAGATGGGACTAGCGTTACGACCACAACGACAGGTCGTTCCCTGACCGGTCTTAAGGGGCTCGTGTTCCTGAATGGCTACTTATTTGCTGCGGACACGACTGGGTACAAGATTTTCAATAGTACAGCGGCCGGAGTGCTGACGACATGGAGTTCGACAGACTTCATCGCGGCTGAGCAATACGCGGATCCGATTCAATACCTCGACAAGCATCGTAACTCTTTGGTGGTGTTTGGTACACAATCCGTGGAGTTCTTTCATGATGCTGGTATCGAAGTGGGTTCTCCTCTTGCTCGCCAAGAGCAATACTCGCGTCAGATCGGTCTTCACAACTCTGGTGGGTATGCCGGCAAGGTGACAGCCCATGTCGATGATGACATCTACTTTCTGGGGAAGAAAGACAATGCAGTTCTGAGTCTGTACCGGATTCGGAACTTCCAAGTGGAAGAGATTCACTCGGCATATCTAAACAAGATTCTCAACACCACCGACACAATTGTCGGGATTGAGACTATGGTCATCAATGGTTATCCGATGATTATCCTCAATACGTCTGGAGTCAACTATGACATCGTGTACTTCCCTCAGGAGAACACGTGGTGGTTGATGCGGGTGGGAGATCCTGCCTCTGTAGACTTTCCCACGCAGAATCTGAGAATGGGTACGATGTGGGTAAAGGGTGTTGGTATTCAGATGTTCTTAGGGCAGTTGGCCACAGATGCTACTGCTCTGTACTACTTCCAACCTGACGAAGATCATACAGTTTCCCTCACTGCCAAGATTACGTCTCAAGTCATTGACCTTGGGATCAACTTCTATAAGCAGATCTGTCGAGTAGACGCTGTGGGAGACTTTGGTAGCAACAACACACTCACTCTGAAGTATCGGCCGAGTTCGAACTACGAGACGGATCTAGTGACGTGCTCTCCAGACACCAGTCCTACGACGGATGATCGTGCTCTGAGTTGGTACAACTTGGGTGGATTCCGGAGATTCTCTCTGGAACTAACCATTGCGGGCTACGACCACGCAGTCTTTGAAGGGTATGACATCGAATACAACGTTGGCACGATCTAATGAAGAACCTCCAGTTTAGTAGTCCAGACACTCTGGAAGCTCTCATGTACAATGATCGAGAGCTGATCGACAAGATCAAGTTTCAGCAGTGGACTCCAACTACGACCAATATCTCCAACATCGACGAGATTCGTGGATACTGGCAGACTATTGGTGGGATGGTGTACTACTTCATCCGGATTACGGGCTCAGCTCCAGATCTGGCGATCGGTGCTGGAGTAACCGCTACGATCACCAATCCTCCGTATGGGGGGATTTCTTTGTCTGGTGGTAAGTCCACCTATGAATCATTTCCTCTGGAAGTCGTAGCAAATAACGCTAACGACATTCGAGCCACACTGGCCTACTCTTCGGGAGTGCCCATCATCAACATCTCTGACTTTGCGGGAGCAGCTATTGCTGCTTCTGTCATCAGGATCTACGGCTGGTTTATTAGGGACTAACTATGGCATTTCTTTCAGGTATGAGTACGCAGCAATATGGGGATGACAATCCTTGGGCTGGTACCAACGAAGGTAGCGTCTGGAATCAGACGAATTGGGCTGGGAGTCCGATGATGCCTCGCACAGCTCCAGTGGCTGAGACCTCTGGTGGACAAACTCAACCTGTCCAAGACTGGTATAATGTGGGCGGATTGCAGATGCCCAGTTTTATGACTAGTGATCTCTCTTATACGGGTCCCCAATTACAACAGATGGGGGATTCGGGAGGATATGATCCGGCTGACATGGGCTCCATTAATCTAGCTAATGCCGGACGATATGGCCATTTTTCTAATCTGGCTGGTTCCGCCATTGGCAATACAAACTATGAGATCGGTGGTATTACTAGGGGGGGACCAGATCCCTTTGCTGGGGATACTTTCGGCCTACAGATGAAATCTGGTGACAAACAAGGTACCTATGTCACCTATAAGAAGCAAGGAGACCGGTGGGTGCCTCAAGTCGAGACTGCTGGTACTCGCGAATGGAATACTAATCCAACGGCTAGGGACTATGCGCCACTTGCAATTGTTGGAGGTTTCGGCCTAGGCAGTGCCCTCGCAGGAGGTGCCCTTGGTGCTGGAGCTGGTGCAGGCGCTGGAACCGGAGCCGGGGCAGGAGGTTCATTTGGACTAGTTGATACAGGTGCACTAGCTGGTGCTGGTGGAGCCGCAGGTGGCGCTGGAGGTTCGATGGTGCCCTCATTTCTACAAAATCTCGGAGTTTCCGACATACTCAAATACGGATCAACAGCATTAAAAGGATTGAATGCTATGAACGGTGGTACACAACAAATGGCTGGCGGAGCCCAACCCCGCAACTGGTTGGATCAATTGGCGGGAGTCGGCACAGGAATCTACTCCGACAATCAGAACCGCAAAGCATTCGAGATGCTGAACAATGCCTTCAGTCGTCAAGAGGAAGCTCGTGCTCCTTTCTTAAATAGACTACAAGAGTCTTACACCAACCCGAATTCCTATCTGCAAAGTCCTGAGTATCAAGCGCTGGCCGGACTCGAACAGAATCGATTGAATCGTGGTGCTGGGGCTACTGGTAGGCTGGCTAACGACATCGATCGTGAAACACTACTTCAAGCACACGCTCAGAAGAATCTGGGCAACTATCGTCAAGGACTGCAGAGTTCCATGAACGCGGTGCCTCTGCCTTGGGGTCAATTCAGTGAGGCTGCTGGTCGTACGGCCCGTGGTGGTGGTGCGACAGCAGGGGGAGTGAACTACTCTGGCATCCTACAGAATCTCGGAGGTGCCTCTGGAATCTCTGATCTGTTGGGGGGTGCTGGTAGTTTCATTAACGGTATTTCTGATTGGTTCGGGGATTCTAACTCGTTCAACTGGGACGACACTAATGACTTCTTTGATAGCGTTGATAGTTGGTTCGCCTAAGGACAGATGATGGCTATGAACTTTCAAGACATGGACGCCCTTGGTGGGCTAATCTCTGGTGGGCAAGCTCGGATGACCGAAGACACCACCCGCATCAATCAACAAAATCTTATGCAGCAAATGGCGCAAGCCCTGCAAAAGCAGCAGCAGGAAGCTGAGATGTTTCCTCTGAAGATGCAACAGCAGCGTGGTCTGATGGATCTCCAGAAGGCTCAGACGGGCCAAACTGAAGCTCAGACCGCTGATACAGCCGCTCGTACGACTCGTGAGAATGCGAAGTCCTATGTAGAAGCGATGATCCAGACTCCTGCAGTTCCGGGAGCTGAAGAATCTTTAGCCCAACAATTCCAAATCCCAGCGAACCACCCGGTGCGTCGAGCCTACAAAGAGGCTTCTGCATGGGATCACCAGAATGTGGGTATGTTCGGGCCGGGAGAAGCTCCTGCTGAATCCCGCGTCCAACAACTACAAAAAGCTTTGGCTCGTTCCGATAGTGCTTCTCGCCAGAAAACTGAGGATGCTGAAGCTGCGTTCAAACGTACAGAAGCGTCTGTTGAGGGCCGCCTACAGCAAGAACGTATGCGCCAAGAAGGTGCTCAAGCTCGCGCTGAACTTAAGGCTACATCTGATCGACTGATTGCTGAAGCGCGTCAAGCTGCAGCCGCACAAAAAATCCCAAGTGCCAATCAGGTACTCGGAGCTGCTCTGCAGCAGAAAGACAAAGCTGAGCGTATGCCAGAGGGACCGCAAAAGGCCCAAGCTGTGCAGGAAGCTACACGCCACCTTGATGAGATCACCCTTCGACTGGGTAACATCAATGCCGCGCGTACGTGGGCACAAGCCGAAGCTGATGCCACTCGTCTGCAACAACTGGTGCCGGGTATTCAGATCAATCCCCAATCCTTCCAAAGGCCTCCACAGCAACCGGGTCCTGCTGCTCCTCAGCAACAACCTATCCTACCTCCGGCTCAACCCGGCGGTGGTCCGGGAGTGGGTCGTCCTATGACCCTTGATCCAAACAAGATGTCTGATACCCCGGGAGGGATGCAAGTTCCTCCGGCTGCCCAAGTACAGGCAGATGCTCACCGCACCCAACTGCTGGCAGAGGAGTTTCAAGCTGCCCGCACTAACGAAGCTAAACAAGCCCTTGTTCGAGAGTTTAAACGGATCATGAAGACTCTCCCCAAAGGTACACAAATTATGGGTCTGAACGGCAAACCTTACACGATCAACTAATGGAAGACTGGGAAGAAGGTCTAACTCCGGTACAGTCCCAAGCGACTGCTCCGGCTGAGATGAATTGGGAAGATGGACTGACTCCTGCCGGGGATGACCTCGACTGGGAAGCTGGACTCACGCCCGTATCTATGGGAGTTATGGGGACAGCTAAAGACATCGGTAAAGGTGTCCTTGCTGGTATTCCCCAGATCGGTGCCAACCTGCTGGGTGGTGCTGAGATGGCTATTGGTGGTATCGCCGGAGCCCTTGGGGCGACGGATACTGCTGACCAACTGTTCCGCAGCATGGAAGATCGCCAGCGATCTATAAATCAGTTCAATCAAGAGAACCTACCCACTGGCACTGCCGGAAATATCGCTAGATCTGTCACTGGTATGGCAGGGACCTTTGTCAACCCCGCCACTGCTATGTTGGGTGCGGCTGGTATGACTGGACAACAAGCCCCGGGGCTATTTGAACAGATCCAAGATCCTGAAGTCGCTACGAGGGCTCTTCAGATGCAAGCCGTGCTGAACACTGTCCTTGGCCGTTTTGGCTTTGGGCCGGGCTCCAGCTATCTGAAAGAGATTGGCATCAACGTAGGTACCGGAGCTGGGATCAACAAGCTCACGCAGATGTACCTTGAGTCGAAAGGTGAGGCCAAAGCCGGAGAACAGTTCGATCCTACTGACATGGAGAACTGGCTTACAGACGCCCTTGCTGCTATCGCTGGTAAACGTATTGCTGGTAGCCGTACCCCTGCTGCACAACAGCCCACCCCGACGCCCCCAGACATGGGTGGGACTCCTCGGACTCCTGAAGCTGCTGTCCAGCCGTCTCCGGACGGACTGCCTCCGGTGGACTTCTCTGAACTGCCTCCGCAACTCCCTCAACTGGACTACGGCAAACAAACTCGCGTAGGCCAAGAACTCGCACGTCAGCGTGCTGAGCAGCCTGCTCCCCTGCCCGAGATCCGGGATATTCAGGACCAAGTTCCTCTACTTCCCGAGACTCCCATGATTCAGGAGGGTGCTCCTGCTGAGACACCCCTTCCCCAGATGGACGAGGCCCTACTCCGTGCCAAAATACAGGGGTTGGACCCAACCGCCACCGGTGGGCTCCTAGACTTCGCTGACCCGTCTGCCTATCCCCAAGATCGGGGAGTTCGCCATCTGGATCCGGATACCGGCCGGGTGGTGCAGGGCATGGATGAGTCTGTCCCCACAATCGACTTCCCGCTCCGGCAGGAGGTCCTGCAACGTCCTGAGGTTAAGGCGGCGGTCACTCGCTTCAAAAAACGGGCTGCCGAGGCTACCACAGACCTTGCCCGCCAGAAGGTCGAGAATGACTTTGCAGCCTACATGAACCGTTATGGTGTCTCAGATGCCCAAGGGGCCACAGGACTCCGTAGAGCCCTGTATGAAGGCTCCCTGCGGGATCCGTCGGCTATCCGGAAGTCCGGGGAACTAGACCTGACCAAGACTGAGACTGAAGTCCCGGCAGTCAGTGACGCCTTTCTTCGGTCCCAGAGGAAACAAGCTGGAGCCATCAACCCGGATCTTCTTGGTCTGGGTAAGGCTGCTGACCTACTTGGACGTCTGGGCAGCAGGGGGCTATGGAACAAGTTCCGGGGCACCTTCGACCCGAAATCGATGGCTGCGGTGGAAGCTAATGCCAAGAATCCGAATGCCAGAGAGACCCTAGTCTGGATGAGCCCGGAAGACTTCCTTGCGTTGGCCAAGGCCCGCAGGGCTCTGGGTACGCCAGAGGGTAACTATTTAGCTGAGCAGAAACGTAGTTCTATCCGGAAGGGAGTAGCATCTGAAGAAGGGCTAACCTCCCAGAGTCCTGAGTGGGCGGCGAATGCTATTCCTCAGTTGTGGGTTGAGCCTGCCAGTCAGAATGCTGAACTAGGCCTCAGAAATTCGACTCCCGATACAGGAGCCGTTTTCGGACATGAGGGCCGGCATCGGGCGGATGTGTTCATGGAGATGGGTGTTGATCTAATGCCTGTCAGGATGATCAATGCGAAGGGCACCCAAGGCATTCCCTACCGCTCCCTCGTCGGAGAGGATGGTGCTGCTCGCCCCTATCCTACCGATCGTGTATTTCCATCCCCACAACGTCCGGTAGTTCCCAAGGGCCAACGTGGAGCCATCGACCTGAAAGAGATCACTGCTGGCCTCTCGGTACTGGCTGAGAAGGCCAAGGGGATCCTTAAGAATCCCTCCAAGTCCGAAGCTCCGGAGTCACTTCCTGACCGGCAGCGTGCTGCTATCAGCAAGATCCCGGGAATGGTTGGGCTGGAGTCGTACATCAGCAAGGACATTCCCAACGACCAGATCAAGGCTAAGATCCTAGAACAGGGAGACATCTCCAGTTCTCTCAACTTCCTCATCGGTGGTAAAGAGGCGATGTCAGCTATCAAGCGGCATCCGGCTATCTACTGGGTTGGCTCCAAGTTCACCAACGCTCGTAAACGGGCAGACTTGTACCACCGTTCCTATCTGGCTCCTCTGGAAGTTCAGGTGTCGAGGCTATCGAACATCAAAGAGCTGGGACCAGTAATGGATGTCCTCAAACAGGAGATGCTCCAGAACACCCAGTTCGATGCAGAGACTCTACGGTCCAAAGGCCTGAATGACCGTCAAGTAACTCTGTATGACACGTTCAGAACGGAGTACGACAGAGCCCTAGAGAAGATCAACGAGTATCGTGCCCAAACAGGCCAAAAGCCTGTATCTAGGTATGAAGGCTATATGGCCTCTCGGTGGAGTGGAGATTGGAAAGCCCCGGTCTACGACAAGAGCGGAAAACTGGTGATGTATATCGCCGAGTCGTCTAAAGGCCGTGCTAAGCACGCCCTAGACTGGCTGACCAAGAATAGGCCTGACCTTGACATCTCCAAATCACAGGTTCGCTACGACAAAGACTTCTTCATGACGGAGGAGTCACATACTCTGGCTAGCTACCAAGACCTAATCAACATCCTCGGGAAAGATGATCCGGTGGTGTTGGCTATGGAAGCAGCAAACCGTGAACGTCTGGACGGGGAGAGGATCCTAGGCCACTATCGGCACCTAGAGCCGAAGGCTGGGATTCGTGGATTCATGGGCGATCGTCCGTGGGTCAACGATGCCAAGAATACATTGGACTCTGCTAAGTCTCAACTTGCGTATCTGCGTAACACGCATACGTGGGCGGAACTCCAGACGGCAGTCAAGGACGTAAACGAGATCCTCGCTGACACCGAAGTGCAGGAGAAGACTCCGAAGCTGACTAATCTTCTGCATGACATCAAGCAAAACGAGATGGGATTCCCCACCGTTCGTTGGCTGGGTCAGGCCGAACGCTCTGCGTCTAAGTGGCTCAGTGAAGCTGCTGACGCCATGAGCGAGGCTTTCCCTCCGCTGAAGAATATGCCTACGGACCTCCGTTCCATCAACACCGGAATGGGTTGGGCCAAGAGTTACTTCTACATGACGAAGCTAGGGATCTTTAACCTCCCCTTTGCTGCCATCTCAGTGGTGCAGCCGATCTACACGCTGCCGCATCACGTGGATCTGACGCAACAGGGATATAAGCACAACGCTGCCAAGACTCTAGCTGACTCCATCATGCATGGAACTCGTGCGATGATCGGTGGAGCTTTGGGAGGGAAGGATTCAACCGCACTTTCTGGAGTCTACAAAGAAGCCTACAAGTACATGCTGGCGAATGGTGTGGGTGACCTAAATCAGTACGCGGAAGCCCACGACATTGGCCTGTCCCCAATGGCCCACAAGATTAGGCGGATCGGTGGCATAACCATGACGGAATCTGAACGCTTTGCGCGTTCGGTAGCGTTTATGGGCTATGTCTCCCACCTTGACCAATCTGGTGCCTACAAAGGGAATGACATGTCCATGTTCCAGAAGGCTGAGGAACTGACCAACCTGTCGATGGCTAACTACCGTCACACAGAACGTGCTGGCATGTTCAACAAGACCGGCCTCCTTGGTAACGCTGCTGCAACCCTGAACACCTTTAAGATCAACCAGTTCAACCAGCTCTATCTGCTGGGCAAGAAAGCTGCCAAGGATGGGAACTACAAGCCCCTGATGGCCATGCTTGGTGTCCAGACGATAATGGCTGGTGCTCTGGGTATGTATGGGCTCGATGAGATCGAAGACCTGTACAACTACTTCAAAGACGCTGCCATTGCTGGTGGCCTGTTGACCGACCAAGATGCTATCAAATGGAGTCCCAAGTTCGAGATCCAACGCACACTGCCGGATGCTTTGGCCTATGGTCTGCCCTCGGTAGCCACTGACCGGAACTATGCTGCTAGGATGTCTGCTGGCAATGTGGTGGATCCGACTATGGCTGGCATCCTGCCCTTTGTGACAGACTATGCTAAGCAAGTTTCCTCTGTGGCTCAGCTAGCCGGAGACGTGGTACGTGGGAAGAGTGCGGCTGTGTCTGCGGACAGAGCTGCTCAATCCCTAATGCCCTCATCCCTCAAGAGTTGGTATGAAATGAACTCGGCGTTCGGTACGATGACGGATCCGCAAGGCAATCCGTATCCTAAGACCGGACCACAGGATGCTATCCAGTATCGTAGGACTCCGGAAGATATTGCTGCCAAGGAAGGCACGATGGGTGGGGGGGTACCGATGCCTTTCACCGGCATGTCCTCTCTGAACGAAGCCAAGAACCGTGATATCGCCTATCGTGCTCAGCAGTTCGACCGCCGAGTAACAGACGCTCAGAAGGCCCAGAATGAAGCCTTCCAGACTGCGGTCAGAGCCCAAGACCTATCGTCAGCAGCGAAGGCCTTCAAAGGGTACATCCAAGCTGGTGGGGATCCGAAGGTACTACTGCAAGGTGCTGAGTCTGCGGTTCTCCGTAGATTCTTCACTCAGGATGAGTGGCAGATGCTGCAATCCAAGGGCCTCCAGAACGCACAATCTATTGCCAGAAAACAAAAGTATCTGCAGGAGGTTCGATGAGTAAGAAAGAACCGATGTATCCGATCACCGCTGAGCAGGCAGAAGCGATGAAGTTCTACATCGAGAAGTGGCAGAAGATGTTGCATCTGATGCACTGGAGAATTCGTGTGGGAAGAAAGAGGCCTGTCGCTAACCTAGCCGAAGTGGAGATCTTTAAAGAGGATCATTTGGCACGAGTTCACATTGGTCGAGACTGGGGTAGTAATCCCCCCAAAGAGGGAGATCCTGAGAAAACCATCATCCATGAGTTGCTCCATGTCCTGCTGTACGATTTGGCGGACTCTGCAGAGAAACACAATGCTGACACCGTTGCCGGTTTAGAGCATGCCGTCATCGTGCCGTTGACTGAAACACTGTATGCTCTACATAAACAAATTAGCCCCCTCGTGACTAGTTAACTGATATCGTGACGCGGAGTAGGGGCCGACCGGGTATTTACGAAATCCCAACTCTTCAAGGGACCCAAAATGTCACACCTATATGCAGTCTCTCAGGGAGATCTGACCGGCTGGACCCACATAGTAAAAGTAGGAGTTAATCCCACCATCTCCACCGGTAGTATCCCAGAAACAGTCTGGGAAGGTGGTGGAATCTATCAATTTCTAACTACGCCGGCTCAACTGGAGATTCTATCTTCTAGTGGGCTGGATACCGCTCTAGGAACTGGGGCTCGCTCTGTCAGGATCTCTGGACTAGACGCAAACTGGGATGTGCAAGTTGAGGTTGTTACGCTCAATGGAACGACTCCAGTTACCACCACCCTAACTTGGTGGCGTATCAATAGTATGGTTATCGCGTCTGCTGGAATCACACACGTGAACCAAGGTAATATCACGTTGAGAAGTCTAGCCGGTGGCACTACTCGGGAGTATATTGCAGCAGGGATAGGAGTGGCCAGATCTCTGATCTTCTCTGTCCCTCGTGGGCATGACCTTCTCCTTAACCTGTTCGCCTTTGGGTCGATTGATACTGGTAAGGATGAAAATCCAGTAATCATAGAAGCGAGGTATCACTACCATATTCCTGACACCATTCTTCGACCAGTGAGACTAAGAGTAAATGGACCACAGGCTCCATATCATCATATGGCCGATCCTCCTATCTTCATAGGAGAAAAGGTAGACTATAGTTGGGAGGTCATTGCTAAGTCAGAGTCCCCCAACAGTGGGGTATCCGTGTATATCTCGGCTAGTTTGGTAGACAACAGTTTCCATAGAGCGACTGTTGACAGCCAAGAGCATCCGAGGTGGTGACATGAGCGGAACATGCAGATCGAGTGGCTTAATCACTAGTAGCCAAGTTATATACCCCAGCAAAACCATTTTGAGTGGGATGACAATCATCACGGATGGTACTAACGTCGTGACGATCACTTTGTGGGACAGTGCAACCGGAGCAGCCGGAAATGTACTGCTCAAGATCGGAGTAGCAGGACCCGATAAAGGAATGTCAGTGATGATCCCTGATCCGGGACTACAAGCTTTCGAAGGTATTTATGCAGAGGTTACAGGAACCAATGCACAATGCGTAATCTTCCACAAATAAATCTGACGTACAAATAAAAAGGGCCCCAATCGGGGCCCTTTCTTTTTGGTACTGTTACTTTAGGGGTGGTAGTGGGAAGAGTGTCTCCTTATACTGCTCCATCAGAGATGAAAAGACATTCTGCACGCAGTACGCCTCGAACTCCTTACTAGGTTCTCTCTCGTATAGGTGCGCCATGATCCTCTGTTTTACGTGTACTGCTTCGTGAGCCAAGAACCCGGCAATATCAATGCCATCCACATTCTCTTCGGAGATTCTCTTTTTGTTCAGCCCGACGATAAAAAACAACGATCCCTCCACTTCTAAGGGATACACGGCCGCATAACTATCGTCCATCCATTGATTGGCGAAGTTAACCTCCTCGAAGGCGTCCAGAGTGTCTAGATATTCAGCCTCACTGGTCACCAGTCGGACTTGGAACCTCGGGGCCGAAGCCACGTTATAGAAATGGGTCTCTTTGCTCATATTCGTCGATGATCAGTCCAATGTTAGCAATACAGTAGCCGAAGAAGGCCATACACATCCCAATCCGTTTCAGTCCGAAGTAGTAACGAATGGACTGTACGGCGTAGCAGAACGTCGGAATCCCCATCCAGATCCATGGATTATTCCACATCGGCCAGTATTTCCATATCGAGAGCTAGTGGGTTACCGTTCTCATTCACATCGATACAGACTGCCGAATCGAGGTGTCTGAAGCGGGCTCCACGGGAGTGTCCGAAGATCTGGTAGATCTCTGGAATGTCTTGAAACTCCATGAAGTCGCACCACAGCGGACCTCCGAAGAGATATATTCCACCCCTCCGCCTCCCCACCTGAAAGAATGGGGATCCGAAGCCTTCGTGGAACCACTCGGTCAGAGCTTGTTGATAGTTCTCCGTGGTGAGGTTGTGCTCCTTCCACAGCTGTCTAGTCAGCCCTGCGTGGGTCACGAGAATCTCTCCATTCTCTAGACTCACAAAGGGCTTAAACTTTTCTAGGACCTCTCCTCGGACGTGGTTGAACAGTGTTTGTCCCATGGACGTGTATCCCGAGCAGCGATACTCTGGAGCGATGTAGGACATCTCGTGGTTCCCAAAGACAGCCTCTGCTCGACCATCGTCAATCTCCTTCAGCACCCTACGCACACACTGGAGCTGGTCTTCTGGAGAACGTCTCCACGAGTCCATGAAGTCTCCCACGAAGATCACCTTGTCTGCATCGCAGTCAAGATAGGCCTCTAGAATCTCCAACTGACCATGAATATCTCCGACGAATCTATAGCGCATTTAAGAGATCCTCAAAGCTTGTGCAAACCCCGGTAGAAAAATTATACATAACGTCGTAACGATCAGGCTCACCGTTAAGTAGAATGTAGCCTCTCTTGCCTCGTCCGAGCGCCCAACCAAGCTCCAGATGCCCACTCTTGCCAGCAGGTAGCACAAGAACAACGACATCAGCTCGGTCCAGAAAGGTTCGATCAAAGTTGTAAACATGCTGTGCTCCGTGGTCAGCAAGGGCTTCCTTGTAGTTCATGCCCTTGTTCTTGCAATACTCTTGCCAACAGTCGTCCGCGTTGGGACCCGCTCCGTACCACTGGTCGAAGACTTCGTGGCCGTGCTTTCGTAGTTCGTGGGCGATCTTAGGAACCTCTGGATTCCGCAAGCTGCCGATCAAATACATCAAAGAGTAATCTCCATCTTGTTCAGAATCTGGACTGCTGCCACTGCTTGAGTCAGTGCGTCATCCAGTGCATTGTGGTGGGTGCCGATCCGCACATAGGGCAGGTTGTACTTAGCTCCCAGAGTACGGAGGGTACGGAAACACATATCCTCCCGAAATCCCCACTGCTCTTTGACTCCAGCCGCTGCGTATGTAGCACGAAGCTGCATGTTGTCGAACGTAGAGCCGTAGCCCCACACCCGCATCCCACGAGCGAACTCATTGAATGCTTCCAGCACGGGTAGGTACGGCTCCCTCTGCGCCGTCAGGAGACGTTGGGCCTCTGGACTCTGCTGAGACCACCACAGTAGGGTGGCCTCATCTCGATTCATGCCCAGTTCACTACAGTCTAGTTCCCGGTAGAACTTCTCCCCTACTCCCACCTTGGTATCGAACTTCACCGCACCGATCGAGAGGATCTCACTCCCGTTACGACTACCAAGAGTCTCGATGTCAACCATTACATTTTTCATTGCGTCAATGCCTTCCAGCTATGTTGTAGATCTCTTGGAATCTGGGTGCCGATCAATTGAGCAATCTCCCGAGTCTCCTCTTGGCTGTGGGGATCCATACGGAGCTTGTAGACCCTAGAGAAGGCCATCAAACTACCACTCCAAACCCACTCAGTCATGGTGTTCAGGGGGAGGATCATTCGTGCCACTTCTGGAGCCACTCCCCGATCCAACAAGGCCAAATATGTCGTGTGCGCGATCGCCATGGAGTCTTTGATGAAGTCTCGGATCATCACGTGATCTGGATGTTCTCCTCCACTACCCTGCTTGACATTTTCTGCCCTCTCACGGATGCGATTGAGGTAGTATTCAGGTTCGTCATCCACGTACCTCCGACTAACCTCATTCCACACCAGACCAACCTGATGTTTCACCAGTTGGCGGGCTACGTAGATCGGAGCCTTGATCCTGAAGGTCAGGAACACATGACCAAACGGCGTCCAGTGATTGTGCTTGGCGAGGTAGTGGACCAGCTTGATATCCTTATCCGCAAGCAGCGGGGGGCCTTCAATGTCGGCCCACGCGCTTGTCTTGTGGAAGGATACCCGAGCTGCATTCACTACGTCGAGGTCAGTCCCCTGACTTCTCAGGAGTTCTACTGCCTGTGGTACGATCTTCATAGGTCCTGATATCCTCGTCTGCTTCCTGTTCCTTCTGCCGCTCTCGGCGGTATTTGAATTTCTGCTGCTCCTTCCGATCCTCTTCGGGTCGTGGCTTACGTGTCACTCTGAGAACGCCTCCACCAACGAACACCAACCGTAGCTCCAAACATCGTACCTAACAGGATCTGATACCATGCGGGAGTGCCCTGTAGGGCTGCGAACCCCTCAGCCACGTAGTGAGCGAAGCTGGGGATGAACGCCATGACTGCCGGGATGGATACTACGAGGAGGGTATACTCATCCTTCCACGAAGTCGCTGCTTGTCGAGCGAACTCCATCTCCCAGTTCATATCGGCCGTCAGGCCTTGACTAATTAGCTCCAGCTTCCTCTGGTGCAGGGCTTGTTGGAACTCCAGTTCCCGGAGCCGTGATGCTGCCTTGAGCTTCATCCGTTCGGTGAAGTAGTCGGCCGCGGCTTGGGGAATACCAGTAAACAGATTTAGTAACCAATTCATAGTTCTACCTCCTCAAAAATGATTCCAGCTTCGGCGAACATCTCGAATG